TATGTTGACGAGCCTGTAGATTCATTTGCTAAATCCGGTCATGTTGTTAAAAGTCTAGGTGAACTGAAGTATGATTTAGATGACCATCTATCTAAGGGTGGAAAAGTATTAGGCCACAACATAGCGGTCTTTGACCTTCCCATCCTTAGAGACTCTATGGATATATATTGTATTCATAAGTACATAAGTGATAAGAATTATATTGATACTAGTAAGATATTGTTGAAAGAACACGGAGAAAGATTCCAACTTAAGAATCTTGTAAAGTGTACTATGGATGACTCTAAACTTATGGATAGTGCAGATGCACCGAAGTTATGGAAGATGGGTCAATATGATGAAGTAGTTGAGTATTGTATGAAAGATACCCAGTTAGTTTATGACCTTTGGCAGTATGGAAAGGAACACGGGATTGTGAAAGCCTTCTCGATAGAGAAAGAAGAATTTGTAGATTTGGAGGTGAATTGGTAATGAGTACAGCAGAATGGTTTGGTCTGTTTATCTTTATGATTGTCCTAACGCTATTATTTTTTGCCGCTTTTGGCGGTACTAATATAACAGAACAAAGCGTAGACGATTATATTAAAAGATTAATGGGTCAAACGGAAGATAAGAAATGAGTTTGAAACAGAAATGTCCTTATTGTGAGGACAAGACATTAGCGAAGAGAATCTTAGGATTCTATGTAGGTTCTAGTGAGCAAGTTAAGTTATGGGAATGCCGTTCATGTAATGGTATTTGGTCAGTTAAAACAAAATGAAGGGGGAGTGGTTTAGGCCATTCCTCTTTCAATTTTTTTTTTCAAAATTTTTTGAAAAGTTTTCTAAAAAAACTCAAAAATTTTCTGGAATTGGCGAAAGTTATTCGTCGTTTGAATTTAAAATAATAAAGCCTAATGGTTTATCTTCAACTAATAATGCACTAACGGTTAAATAACCAATAGCGAAACTAAGCAAGAAGTAGGCCAAATACTCAATCAATGTCATACCAAAATCCTATGCTGTTGCAGTAACTTCCATACTTGTGTATCATAGCCGCTTTATAGCCATCGTATGATAGAGGGTTATCTCCTATCCAAGAATCAAACCAACCAATGTCCCAATGCGAGTTAGCAGGTACATTCCAAGTTTCTATGTCTTCTTTAATTAAAGTAAATCTACTATCTTTCGCACAATAAGGCCATACCATATCTATTACTTCTTGCGAGTTTTCTATAATAGTAACAGAATTAAAAGTATGATTATCAATTAATTCTCTATTTAGAAAACCTATGCCTAAGCCCGCTACTAATATATCTCCTGCGGCATTATCCCAAAGCCATTTATGAGTATAATGTTCTAAAAAAGAATCCTTCATAATAGAACCTATGTTTTTTTTAATTAATGAAAGTTCTCCGTTATCCATTTCTAACTTCCAGTTAGTTGTTTCATCTTCGGGTATATTTATTCCTAACATTTAATCACCTAACTTAATATTAACTCATAATGAAAATGAGTTCTTTCTTGAACACCGCTAATATTACCAATTATTCTAAATACAATATTCATATTTTGTCCGGCAGTAGCAGTAGGGGCTCCCCCACTTCTACCTGCAAAGTTTCTTAATGAAACAATACAATGAGTATCACCACTGATAAACTGTGCTGTATTTCCAAAAGTTACAATTCCATTAGAACCAAGATGAGAGTCACTAGAAACAGCCCCCGCTAAAAAATTAAATTTTTCAGCCGCATTAGTAAAACTTGTTGAATCTATAAGAGGATAAATCTGCCCTATTTCGGAACGGCTAGTTTTAGCGACGAAACCCATACCTGTAAAAGCCCCCGACGCTCCCGTTATATCTATTGAAATAGACGGTGTTCCGTTAGGAGATTCTAAATACCACCCGAATAAAAAGAAAGTTTCGTCAATGTGTGTTGCTGAACCACCCGAACCTGTAAAGCCTGTTCCAATTAAACTATTAAAAGCAGAAGCGGGCATAGTGTGTGTTAGTTTTATACTAAATTCTCCATTATTAATTAAAGGGTTTGTTATATTAGTAAGAGCCATACTTGCATTAGTAGTTTGATTTCCCCCAAATGGTGCTATTATTTGTGGAGCAATATTATTGTTAAATAATTCATTATAATTCACTCCTATTGTATGCACTGTAAAACCGACTACCCCTCCATTAGAAATAGCAGTATGTATTTGGCTAGGAGCCTGTATGCCCGAACCGCCACCACCGCCGCCACCACCGCCGCCACCACCACCGGCATTAGCCTTATCTTCAGCACAAGAACCCGCAATAGCGTTATACAAAGTAATCAAACTCCTAACGCAATCCATTTATTAGTGCCAACGCCAATACAAGTCACGCCATTATAAGTAGCAACTGTAATATCGGAAGCCGCATTATTAATAGTGCTACTATTTCTAGCAACAGTAATATTACCACTTGACACATTTAAAATTGTATAATGTTCTCCTAGATTTGAAGTGGCAGGTAAAGTTACATTTCCTGCACAAAGCAAATATCTTCCTGCGTGAGTTGCTTCCGTCAAAGTAGTGCTTGCACTTACAGAAACCGTAGGTAGTCTAGGAGTTGTAAAGGTTTGACCAGTATTCACTGTAACTGCTCCTGTAAATGTTCCCCCTGCTAATGGCATAGCGGCAATATCTGATAATGTTTGAGCCGCAGTTCTGCCTTCTATCTGTGTTCCATCTACTCTTAAGAAATCATCATTTGCTAAGTTAGCGTTAGCCCGTAATATGTTATTAGTACCGATACCAAAAGCCGCACCACTTAACAATGCTAATTCAGTATCAGTTACAGAAGAAACTGCTAGTGCGCTACTAGCATTAGTTGTTAACGCCCTACTAGCAGTAAGGGTTGTGGTTATGTCTCCATTTCCTGCGACTCTTAGTTTCATATTTCCGCCGTTGTCACCTACTTGAAAATAAGTAGCCCCACTATTACCATTCAATTCTACATTTAATCTTGCTTTGGAGGAATCTAATATGGTTTCCCCTCCACTGTTAGAACTTCCTTTGATGGTAAGTGTGTGTTCAAAATTATCGGAATCTGCATAGCCAACACTAAGACTATTTGCCGCTTTATTTGTTGTTAAAAACTGAACCTGCATGCTTCCAAATCCACCACTTGTAAATGTTAATACGGCAACAGGTGTGTCTCCTAATGTCAAAGGCGGGATTTTATTAGCAACATTGGTAGCATTTTTTCTAATTGTTAATGTTTGTCCTTGACATACTAAAAAGAATCTAGCATTTTCCACTGGATTATCGCTTCCAAATTTAAACACAGTATCGTTGAAGGTTAAAGCGGCAACAGTCTTATATTCATTATCTAAAAATATCCCTCCTTGAGCAACACTAACCATTGGGTTACTAGATGCTTGGGTTATGTTAAAACTAGTAGCATCTCGCTTTATTGCATAGTTTCCTCTAATTCCCGAACTTAGTGCTTTAATTAAACCCGTATGTGGAAAATCCACAGCATCTTCTATTTGGCTATAACTGTTATTGTTCGTGTCATTCTTGCTATAAAAATATGGATTAGTTTCTGTTGGCATATTATTCCACCTCTAAAAATATAAAAATCTCTACTGTTGTACTGGAAGAAAATGGCCCAATCCCGCTAAAGTTTTGTCTAAGTAACATATTACTTGAAGAGTCAAAAACACCAACTTCTCTAATCACTTTGCCGGATATTGAAGAACCAAGTACAGTGACCTTTATTTGCACCACATTTTCATCGGACTTAGTAGCAACTACAGTAGTTGTAGCACCGCTTATTGGTATATCTAAATCTGTTTGAGTAGGATATGTACTATTGCCGCCTAGTCCAACTTTAGCGGTTCCGCTAGTATTTACTAAACTAACCACTTGAGTTGCCAGTAAATCTTGCATTTTATTTGCTATCAAAAGTCTTCCTCCAAAATTTCAGTGATTTCAGTTCCACCTAGCCCTAATGCGTTGGTGTTAGTATTTAGCGTTGTTGTATTCGTATTGAGTGTTGTTACTCCGGCTGTTATTCCAATGGTTCTAACCATTATTCTAATAGGTTTTATCTTTATAAATTTACTAAAATTAAACTGCGTTGTCGAGCCATCTATGATATTTTCATTCACTCTATTGTTGGTGTTTCTATTCGCTATCGCTAGTTCAGCAAATCTATCTTCAAGACCTTTAATGTAGTTTCCTAATTCTAAATCAATAGTTCCTGTTAAAGATTGTTGCATCTGTAAAACAATAAATGTCTGTCTAGTTATATTCTCTTCCGGTATTTCAACTGTGACTACATCTCCTGTTTTTAATTGTGATAATCCGTTGTGATTAACTGAGAGTCGTAAATTAAAGTTCCTTCCATTATGTAATCTTAATAATTCATTGGCTCGCCTATCTACTTCTTCTTGACTAGTCAGTTCGTCTTCAAACACTCTCATAGATTTCTTCCCTACTTTGTCTACGCTTGAAATATCTTGCCTAAACGCTTTATGAAATCTACCTAAAACGGTAATGTCATTAAACAAATCGAATTGGCTTTTTGTTTTAGAATACGAAAATATATTGTTATCTTCAGATTTAGTCGTTAAGGCTAATTTAGAATCCGTTATATTATCATCGGACTTTATTGAAAAGGAATCTCCATTTTCTAATAAGCGTTGTCCCTTTTTATTCATTAAAAATTCAATTGCAGTAAATAATTCTGTTCCCGAGAAGTTAGGAGTTACAACATGAGGATAAGTATCTGTACTAGATAATGTGAACTCTACATTATTTGTTTCCATTAATTCATTAATTAAAACATCAGTATCATATCCTATATTTACCGAACTGCCTATTACTGCTCTCTTAGGAGTAAAAGGTAGTTTTTCGGGTATCGTCAATGATATTGTCTCCGAGCAAGAAACGACTCCAAGTAGTTCTGTGTGTTCTTCGACATTAATATAATACTCTATATCGTTTTTCTTTTCAAAACTAACGGATGTAAAGTTTTTATTATCTCCGTCACTAAATGACATTTTAGTTTCTCCTTCTCTCAGGATGTTATCTGCCATGCTGTTTAGGTTTCTAACAACCAAGTTACCATCATTAGACTGATTATCGGGGTCTACTACGACATACATAGATAAAATACCTTCATTGTGTCCTTCGAGAACTTGTGTTCCCTGCCCATCTTTAATAAGATAGTGATTAATGTCAGTATAATAGTCAGTCGAGTTTGGTTTTCTAGTGTATCGAGAAGATAATCGGTTAATAGCAATCTTGTTAGGACTACTTCCTGTAAAGCAAGTGTGGTTTGGTTGCATGATTCTATAATACCTAAATCGCTGAACATGGTTCATTCTGTGAAGACAACTTGCTTTATCCGATGTTAGAATAGGACTAGGTAAATCCCCACTTACTGTAATGATATGCTGTCTTGATTTACTTGTGGTGTCTATTTCGTGAGATAAAACATAAAGTATGTGATTGGGGTTTAGCCCATCTATACTAAATCTTCTAGCGTGTTCATCTCTAAATACTCCGTGACTACCTGCTCTAAAATTAACGCTAGCGTTGTTTTCCGTATTCAAGGACAAAGGATTTCCAGTATTACTCCATATGACACTACCCTCTTCCGATACTAAATAGCAACCTGTTAAATCTACATTGCTTAACCAACTAGGATTTAGTGAGCCGTACATTTTATGACCCACTCCTATTGTTTTCAAATCTGAATCGGTTAAACACAAAACATGAACCTTAGTTCCGCAAGTAGCGAATTTACTTCCCATGATGTTTCTGCTAACAATAATATCTTTAGTTCCACTTGCATCTGCATTTTTATCCATCTTTATAGAATATTCAGCAGTTGAAGTTTGCTTGTTAGTATATTGTCTTATTCTAGTTCCAAACGGTGTTTTACTATTACTTAATTGAGAAATATCGCTGTTGGTTTCATCACTAACTATGAAAACTTCACACTTTTCATCTGTTGAGTCTTGTGTTCCATTATTGAAATTAGTTGCTTCTGCGCTAGTTAAACCATCTGCTTCAATAATAAACTGGGCGGCTAAGGTCGCTTTAGCAATATTAGTTCCCGTAGAACTAAATGTAACATTTTCTAATTCATATCCTACATCTAATTTTATAATAGGTTTTAATCCATAAGTTACACCATCAGCATCATTATCATAGTCGTTAGCAACGGTCGCCGCTTCAAAGTCACCTTCTGTGCTTAGTGCCGCAAACCCACCATGTACGATTTTATCCCCTGTTTCTCCAAAGGATGCCCTAGCCACATTCATAGCAAATCCAACTCTTGTTTGTGGTATTGTTCCTAATAAACTCATTTTAGAACTGCCGCTTATTCTTGTTCCGACCATTCCTATGTCTGCCTTCGCTCCCTTTCCTCCCGATATATTAAAACGACTTAAGAAAACAGGCTTAAAATTCTGTAGTATCTGTCCTTGGGATTCTTTTAATTGACCCAATTGGCCTGTATTATCAGCAACTCTAACTGCACCATAATTGGAAAATGCAATATTTTCAACAGAAACATAGTTCTTGGCTATTGTCGGAGTAGCCATATAATCCATGAATAAAGGAAACGGTGCGCCTGTAGCGTACACACTTCTTTCTGAAGGATTAGGCGACCTACCAACTTGAAATATATTTGGTCTACGACCAAAATTAACAGGAAGCCATAAATTTATGTCTCTAGTAAAATCAGTTATACCTTCCGTTGTTGTAATCGGAATACCATTATCATCAACATCCTTGAAACCATCATATTCTATTCTTTGTCCAGTCATAAAAGTACCGTGTGCAGTATGAAAGGTTGTGTCTGTTTCGCTAGAATCGTTACCACCATATCCTGCCGAATGGTCATCTCTACCTCCGCCATAGTGGAATTCACTCCCCGACGAAGCAAACGCTCCTCCCGAAGTAACATAGGGATTAGTAGTGCTTGCTTCTTCCGCTAATCCTCTCATTACTCCGCTTTTTAGTAAGTGTATTCCTAAATCTAAATCAACAAAATCATTATCTTTACCCATTCCTGTTATTTCAGCATTACCGTAGGGGTGACTACTATCTGCTACTTGAGTTTCTTCTTCTCTTATGAAAAATATAGGATGAGTTCTTTGAGTGCTTGGTGGGCTACCGCTTCTATTGTTTTCTATGTCTTTCGGCAATAGTGTTGATGTCTCATCCAATTTTAATATAGTTCTATATCCCGATTTTAGGTCGCCTATTCCTCGTTTATTAATATCACCAAGAGTTACATGACCTTGTATGCTAGAAACTGTTTGAACTGTTCCCATATATCTTCCTTCGGAGTCACAGACTATATCTCCCGCACTAACTACACCATCTACTCTATCATCTAATACTAATATTGAAGCCGTAGCACCGACTGTTGTTACAAATGTCGCATTGCTCGAAGTGCTATATCCACCTGCAAGCGGGTTCATTAATACTCTACGCATGTGATAGTGAGGATATATAGTTTTAGGAATAAGAATGTCACTACTAGGGGGGTTTTCGGGGTCGAATTGATTAAAACAAAAATCATAAACTACTTCAGTTAGCCTCATTATTCCAAATCTTCTAATTGAAGATAAGTCGGGCGAATCAACACTAACCGAAGAAATAATACTTGTATGATAATCTTTATCTAATCTATTAATTGTTCTTGTTTTTCCTAAAACACTATCTTTGATTTCTGAATTTTGTGTTTCTTTTGTGTCTTTTAGAAACATAATATTGTAATTAATAAGTTTTCTTTCGCTTCCTTCATATAATAGACTATCTTTTCTTGTAGAAGAATAAGGCATAGTATCTGCATTTGAGAATAAAAACATTCTAGCAACCTTAGGGTCTATATGTTGAAACCTATCTTTGATTAAAAAAGGACTCTTTATTTTACCATCTAAGGTTGTTGAAGTATCATCCATTATACTTTCGGATTCTATTGTAGGGTTTGGAGGATATAAAACCGTAGGAGGCGAACCATCATGATAATTATTATATCCTACTCCCATATCTAACACTGTTAAATCTGTGCCTGTTCCTTGTCCTGTATGTATTAAATTGCTTATTTTTTCAAGCGTAGTCATTTCAAAAAACCTATCACCTGTAACTGAAATGGTTCCCCTGCTTTCCGGCATTCTTTTGTAATCAAAGCCGAAACAAGATGCGGCTATCAATGAACCCGAATTCCCTGTTCCCGATTGTGTTAGTATAAGTTCTGTGGTGGGAGTTTGGAACTCGGAACTAGAATATTTTACAAATGTATTATCCGGTATATTATTGGCAATAATCATTTGTCCCACTCTTGGCGAAGCAGTAGTTGATACTGCGCTGTCTCCACTATTGAGAGTTTGGCTCAATGCCGCTTCTATGTAGGCTGAACCACTGAAGGTTTCTATTTGGTTTGTACCAATATAATTTAGCCCCATTATATCTGTTCCGATGATATTATTTTCTAATATTCCATCTATATAGTAGCCCCTGTTAAATTTATAAGCACTAGCATAGTATCGTATCTTACTAAGTTTTTCTGTATAAAATTGTAAATTATTTGCGTCTACTACCTTCAGTATAATCTTATTATAATTTCCTTTTTCTATATTTAATAATCTATAAAGAGATGTTCCAAAAACTTCTTGTGAACTTTTATTACTCAAGTCTTTATTGTCAGTTGTCCCATCTAAGTTAAAGTTTTTAATTAAACTACTAACACAGTGTTGGTCGTGGTCTTCTAAATAAGTTAAAGGGTAATTCATTAACAGTGCTTTATTGTAAGTGTTTGTTATTTTAAGAGATGGATGCAATAATCCTATCATTTTTGCAGTATGTAAGTGAGAGGCATTTATAAAATTTAATTCATGTGTTAGTTTTGAACTTTCTTTAGTTGCTCTAGTTGCCTTTGGCAGAACAGTGACATCTTCCTTAGCATGTCCTTCTAACTTATCTATTTGCATTCCCTGTGCTAAAAAGAAATTCCTATTATTTCTAGTAGAGCCTGTAGCGTTAGCACTCATCGTAATGGAAGTTTTGTTGTTTATTTTTGTGATAGTTGTTCCCGCAGTTATCGAAGTACCGCTTATTTTCATACCAACAAATAACTTTTCAGTATCTTCTACAGTTAATACATTACTTCCAGATATGGATTTAGATTTTAGAGTTTCAAACCCAACTTCTCTATCTAAGTATATTCTAGTAACTTCCACATTACTTATTCCTCCCCCTACATTTTGAAATCTAGCAAAACTTACTGTCCCTGTGGGTGCTTGACTTAGACTAATGGAGTTTTCTGTAACTGAAGTAACAACCCTATTTGACCCTACATTAGTACCAAGTAGGTGCATTCCTGTTGATATGCCATTTGTTTGATTTTTGGTTAATGATGTTAGCGTGGGAGTAGCGGCATTAAAAGGATATATTCCCTGTTTTACATATTCTGCATTAACTTGAACTACATTTGCTAAAAATTTCCCACTAATAAAAATAGGTTTACCGTGTAAATTCCTATTTCCTCTAATATGCCTTGCCGATGAAACTGCTCTCACTATTCTTTTACTTTCAAAACCACTATCGTCGGAAATACCCGAACTACCCTCTATTACTGCTTGAGACGATACCTCGATATGTCTTCTTGGCATAGTCATATCGTAAGATATATCACCTATATCTTTACTAGAATAAACAGTATCATTTGTGTTAGCATAGTTAATATCTACTCTTCCTAAAGTCAAAGGAACATATGGTGCTATTATTAGATTAGTTGCATTAGAGCCATCGCTTTCTGCACTAATTATTTCAAAATCCATTAGAGTATTAACGACATCAAAATCAGTATTTTCTAAAGTGCTTTGAAAGTGAGAATCACTCTTCATTTTTTTAGCATTGTCAATGTTATATCCTAGAGCATTATTGTCTGTATTATGGCTAGTTCCGATTAGGCTAGTTCCTTCAACTCCCGTAGAACTAATTTCGTTCCCCGATTTAAAAATAAGTCCTTTATTAGAAGCACCGTCTAAATTTGTTAAAGAATCAATATAAGAATTGGAAGCCAATGCTTTATTGAAGACATAATTTTTATTCGCTTCTTTAAATGCGGCTAAGAAATTAGAACCCTGTCCACCGTTTGCTCTTGAAAAATCCACTAATGTAAAACTAGTCCCTGTCGCCCCTGCTGTTATTTCCCCAACATAAGCGGTCATACCACTTTTGTATCTAACATGTATTCTATCACCTGCGGATAATGTAATAGAACTTGAAGTTATAATTCCATTAGACCCAAAAGAACAACCCACTGTTACTCCTAAACTTGTTAATTTATTATAAGGGCTATTGGAAGAATAAATCATGTCTTCCGAGAATAAAGCATCTTTAGTTATTAATGGAGAAATAAGTTTTCTAACATTACTTCTTCCTATTATTTTTGTTTTAGTTAAACCCCTTTCTTTAAATTCTTCAACCTTTTCTATTACACCATCGACTCTTTCTAAACAAATAGAATACTGCCCTTCCATATAATCTAATTGTGTAACACCGCCATGATACAAAGCCATAGGTTGTGTAGAAGTATAATATCCGCTATCAAATAAATCTAAAGTAATTAAATTCTTTTCTGCATCTACCGATGTAGCAGTTGCATAACTGTAAGAAAAATCAGAAGAAAACATCTTAACAAATATATCTCCTTCTCTAGTATTTATTGTTTTAAAATCTGTTAGCAAAGTTTTATCTTTTTTATTGAACGCTCGTCTTTCTAATATTGCTCCTGCTTCTAAAGCATAACTACTTGTAGCAAATATTGATTCTGCTTCTAACCTATTTTTAGTTAAGAAAGTAATCGTTTGTGTTTTTGTAGAATTATTAAAAGTTCCAAAACTAGACACGATAAAAATCCTACTTCCGACTCTAACCTCATCACCTACATTTAAAAAACTCTCTAGGTCAAATTCTGTATTAATTGTATAAGTTTGCCCCGAAGCACTTGTGGCTATGTTTGCTTTAAACGATTTAAATTGGTTAAAATCTCCTTTGAATACTTCGTGCCTTACTCTAAGTTTATCCCCTTGTTTTAATTTAAGAGGAAGTATTCTATATGGGTCGGCTATTGTTATATCCGATATAGTTCCCTTTTTACCAAAAGACTCAGATATTTGACAATCAAGAACATTATATGTTAAGTTTGATTTATCCTTTGAATCGTTGTAATGAATATATCTAGTTGGCCCCGTTAATAACACATTATTAACAGGAGAACCACCGCCACCACTCAATAAAGAATCATTAGCGTCTCTCCTAGAATTTATAGCGTAGTCTTCTAAAACTTCACTAGTATGAACAGGTTGGTTGTTAAAAGTACCTGCACCGGCTAAAAAACTACCTTCATTCGAAGAAACAACCATAGAAGAGGTTTGTAGATTATCCAACTCAACTAATTTATCTACTATTTTTGCCTTGAGAGAATATTTACTACTGTCTACTATATCCTTGCCGAAATCTTGAACGGTAGTAAATTTACTAACATGAGTCAAAGTTGCGGTAGAGTTTGATATAAAGTCTTCTTCTACCGCTTTAATGCTATATAGTCTTCCAAAATCCAAAGCGTCTTTTTTGGAAGAATAGTCTTTAAAGAAATAAAACAAGGGCTTTGCACAATGTATATCTTGAGTCAAATTATTAATGCCCGCACCTATACAAACAGGATGATTACTAGTGGGTATAGGTAAACTATACAAAGAAAACTTGGTTCCTTCTTGTATTTGTTCTCCTAGGGGATATTCTATTTCAAATGAATCTCCTTCTACATCATCGGTAAGTTTTTCCGTCACTCTAGTAAAATGATGTGAATTAAAATCATCGGAGTGTAACATAATAAATAAGTAATGAGTATCTAAATTGATTGTATTTATCCTTATTCCTGTTTCAGTAGAGTCTTCATAGCATTTTATCTTGAACCCTTCTGTTGTTTGTAATGTTTGATGTTGTATTCCTAAAATAACTGTTTGACTATTAGCCGTTGCTGTCGGTTTTGTATTTATGGTGAAAGAAGTTTCGCTCAGTATATTTTCTACTACAGTGTTGTCTAATAAATTAGCATTGCTCACACTTTGTCCTATGGAAAGACTATCCGTGTTTCCGCTTGACAAAGTTATTAACTCATCATTTTTTGTTATTGAACAGTTGGATAATGTGCTTCTTCCTAGAGGTGTTAATACCAAAGTCCCTGCATCATCGGGAGTGATGGCAATAAAATTTCTTTTATGTTGTGATACAGTATTTGTAGTATATAATAATGGATTGTTCGGAACTTGGTCTGCGGTTTCTGTAAATGTAATAGTCTGCGTAGCGGGACTAAAATTACCTATACCCGTTGTTTCTAAAAATATTTGACTTACTGGATTAATGCCGTTCATTGATGAAATAAAACTACCTCTATCAATAAAGTCTCCTTCTACTATTTGTCCCAATCTAAGGTTAGTAGTAGAACCGGCGGCAAAATCTAATCTAGTAGTCCCTCCCTTAGTGCAGTTTATAGTAAAAGATGAGTTACCCTTTGCTATGACTTTCACGAATCTCCCTCCTCGAATTTAAAATACATTAATGCACTATCTGAGTTAGGCAGAAGAGTGTTTGTAGAAAAAGTCTTTCTAGTTACAGAAGTCATACAAATTTCATGGAGTTCTCCCATAAACTGTTTGTTAAGCCCTGCACTATTAGCACCTGTTCCTTGATTATTAGAAGCACCAATAAATAAGTCTTCGGAAGCCATAGAAAATACAGCACTACCGGAAGAAAATTCTTGTTCTTTGACTAATAAACCGTTAAAATATATTTTACCCACACAATTTTTTCTTTGAGTTAAACTAAAAGCAATATGAAATTGATTATTAATATATGCGGGTTCTTTAAATGCAGGAATAAATATCTTTACTCCCGAAGATAAAGCCACTGACGGCGCACTATCTAAAACAAAACTAACTCCTGTATTTATTCCACCTGTCGCTATATTTCCTAGTGAAGTAAAATTAAAACCATCCTTTGTGAAAACTTCTTGAAACTGATGAAACATATCCGTATCATCTATGTTGATTGTAGTTCCACTACTTGTGGCATCTGTAGTTCCTGCATGTATATATTTTATTCTGCCACTTTCGTCAAAGCCTTCATCGGTTGGATAATTACCCGAACCTACATAATATCCAACTCCTTCTGTTGCCGTTATGACAGGGCTATCAGTTATTATTGTATAATCAACTCCTCCTAGTTTAACACCCACTTTTATTTTATATTCAGCAGGTTGGTTTTCATTGTGAGTTGTAGAATTAACTAATGAAATATAATAATTAGTGCTAGAAAAAATTCTCATTTCATGGGTAAATCTGTTTACCGAACTCGCCGTCGCCAATGGTAGATATTTTTCGCTTTGAGAAGTCCCTCCTACTCCTGCGTTTTGTGAAAAAGGAACACTTGGCATAACTTTCTTTGTTTGTTTAGGAGTATATCTCCCTTGAACAGAATACTCCCCGACACCGTTTATATCATAAGGGGTAATAATAGATTCAAAAGTAAATGAGCCAGTATGTTCCCATATACCATAATTCAAATCCGGTACATTGTCGCTATAATCTATCTTAACATGAGCATTACACATAACAGGAAACACTAAACCTTTCTGTTTTCCTAGTAAAATATCATACATATTATCACCTATGGAGCAATCAAAGCAGTTTGGAACTCTAAAGAGAAACTTAATTCAAAAGTTTCTGCACTAATATCACAACTAAAAGTTCTAATGAAGCCCGTTAGCCCTGTATCTGTTTCAGTATCGGGGAAAGAAGATATTTTAGCAGAAACTCCTAAATTATCTAAAGCGTTATTGCTTCCTCTTGAAGCAAAATTAAACGGGACTAATGTTCCCTCTTCCCTATCATTTCCCTCTACAATGGTAGATGAACTTTTTAAACCAGTTCTTTGATTGTAATTAGAATCAACAAAAGAAGGTATCAAAACAACCAATTCATTGAATGATTGGTTCTTAGCGAATCCTGTTGAATCAACACCGGAAGCAATCATTTGTGCAATTTCATGTGCAGTAAAATAACTAGTGTTAGGTTCTCCACCATCGGTATGAGTTTTCCTAACCACTTGGTCTAATATTACTCCTTGAAGTGATATTGTTTTTTGAGCCATTCCTATATCTAATGCCGCAGTTATTGACTCACCAGTAGCAACACCGGACAAAGGAACTTCAAAAGCAGGTATAGTTTTACTAACACTTATGCTAACTTGTGTCGTTAATAACTCAATGACATTTATGTTTAATCCATCACTTGAGGAATGCCTTTGTAGTTTAAGATATACTCTTCCCATTTAATCACCCCATAAATCCACTTGAACTTGTAGTTCTGTTCATTTTATTAGTTATCATATTACCTATTTTATCTGCTATTCTTCGCAGTTCAGCATCGGAAGTATCTTTAGCATGTATTGTTACACTAACATTATTATTTACAACACCACTACTTATTTTCTTGCTTTGACTATTGCTATGAACCCTAGCCCCTTTTGGTAAACTAACTAATTCCGGCCCTCTTTCTCCAACAACTGTCATTCCTCCCTTTGAGACTCCACCATTCGCCATGAATGGTAGTTTACTTTTGAGAGTTTTATATAAAAATTTAACACCTGCTATAACTGCAACTAAAATCATAGCAGGTAATAGCAAATAAATACCCTTAGTTAGTGCTACATGCAACAGCATAATTGCTAGTTGTTTTACAAAATAAACGGCGGCGAATATCATTAATCCTCGTAGTAATATTTTATTTACGGTTTTAGAAAACTCGGCATTTTCGCCACCAAAAAGACCATGAAAATACCTATACACCGTGTCCATTAATGAATATAATATTCCACTAGCGACTCCTACTAGTCCATACAAAGCAATTCCTAATAGTCCTAATCCTATAATTAATAGATTATCAACAAACTCTAAAGCGTAGTCAATAAAAGTGTACATATCTCCCGACAATAACGCCCCTAGCATACCAAATATTAACAGTAAGTTTTCTAAAATTGCTCCCGCCACTACTTTAACTAAATCTAAGAAAAAGGGTAAGTCCTCTAATAAATCAAAAGTGTCATAAATAATCTTGGCTACTATCATGATTGCTCCCATAACTAGCATCAAAAATATTAATGCTTTAAATAAATAATTAAATACTGGTTTTATTACCTTAAAAGCAACTAATAGCATTAACATAACTCTAATTCTTAGTTTTTGTAGTTTTTCACTTCTTTTAATAGCCCTCGATATTAAACCAAAGGTAGAACCCATAGCATCAATAAGTCCATTTTTCTTAATGTCTTGCACTAGGCTATCTAATTTAATGGTTGCATTAAGATAAGTTTTAGCAATCTCTTGTTTTATTTGTGGTCTTGGCCTATTTTTAATTACATCTACTTGGCTTGATATATCTTTACTTATTTTTGCTCTACCTTTGGCGGTTTGCATATCTCTTTCAAACTTCGCATGTTTACGGGCGGCCATAAACTGCTTTTGTTGTTGTTTACCCTTTTTAATTATTTCATCTAGGCCTTTTACCACCGCTTTATCTACACTTACTCCTTCTAGTCTTGCTTTGTTATAAGCATGTGTTCCCTTTACTGCTTCTTTTAATTCTTTATTATGTTTCCTTTCCAATGTATGTCCAATTAGATTTCCAAGTTTTCTTAATTTAATAGCGTTTTCAAGTGGTTTTTTTAGGCTTTCATATGCTTTGACACTATCTATAACTCCTTGTTCCTGTTCTTTCGCCGCCTTAGCATTAGCCTGTGCGCTTTGTTCTACTTGCGCTAAAACATCTATAAAAGCCCTAACTTTATTTTGTATTTTCCATATAGGACTACCCGATACTATTCTTGAAAAGATAGTCCATTTTTTACCTGCCCTGCTAGTGGCATCGGACATTTTAATAAGTCGTTTAGTCATCCCTTGAAATTCAATTCCCGCATCTAAAGTGACCTTATTTAAATCACTAAGATTACCTGCGAGTTTTTGAACACTATCATCGACCACTCTTACTACCTGCCTCTCTTTGTGCTTTCTCTATCTCTTCGTGTTTAATCTTTTCTAAGGTAAAATGAACTCTTAATAAATCCATCACTAAACTCGATGGCATTTTATAAATTTCTAATGGACTTATAGATAAAGCCGAAGCCAAAGTATAAGTCATAACTAAAAATACTGTTTGAGGACTAGCGTTTTTGCCTCTAACTGCATTTTCGACTATTCGTTTTTTTCTTCATCCTCCTGTAAAGTATTCATAGGATTAGGTAGTATTTCTTTTAATTGATTGCCAACATAAGGGCTTAGCCTTAGCATATCAAGTGTTGAGAGTGATGGTTCTGTTTTTGAAATAAAATTCTCGACCATATAGCGGTACATAGCGTTAATATCAATATCTACATTCTGCGTTCTAGCATCTATCTTCATAACAGAATTTAGTGCCTTTTCTGCTTCTAGCCATGTGGGTTCTTTTACCCACACTTTTAGATATTCTTCTTGGTCGGGTGCTACTTTAACATAGTGTAGCGTAGGCTCTTGTAGCGCAAATAGCGCATCTTTATTCTGTATTACTTTCTTTTCAGTCATATTGTCCACCTTCAAAACCAACAAACAAACAAACGGTGTTGGTGGAATTTATAATTACTCGGCTTTTGGAGTTTCTTTTTTCTCCTCCTTAGCCTTTTTTTCTGCCTTTGCTTTTGCTTTGGCTTCTGCCTTTGCTTTTGCTTCTAACTTTTTAGCAATTGCTTTTCTGTATAGTTCATGGTAAGATGCCATTTAAATCATCCCTGTAAAATCCAATGAGTTGTAGTTGTGCAAGAGTGTAAAGTTCTCGGCATCACTGTTGCTTCTACTGTAATTGCTCCCTTATCTTCGGGAACAGTCCAAGTATTAGCAGACAAGAAATAATCTCTAAAACTAATAGCAAATGTCTCTCCACTATCCTTAGTAAATGATAAAGAGAGTAGGCTTTCATAGTCCTCGCCACCGTCATTACCATCACCATCGTTTTCTGCTTGGTTTAACAATTCTGTAAATAGTGTATCGTCGGTCACTAAAGCAGTAAAGGCAATTTCATAAGTTCTTTGTGCGGGAAGTCCTTCTTTAATACTCTTATTTCCTATTCCTAAGAATCTCTTATCTTGTAAGTTATTGTTAATAGTTAATGTAAAGTTTGTAATCTTTAAGAACTGTTGTCCAAAAACACTCATAGTTCCATCGGAAAAGAAAAACGGTTCTAAATGAGTTGGGTCGGATTCAAAATTAAATAATTTTCTATTATCAGTCTGCCCCCCTCTTGATTCGTAGCCTGTGCTTGGGCTTGGTAATGTTTGTGGGATTTTAGTTACTGCTCTAGTGTTTAAGTCCATAGTCATTTTAACTTCTTCATTTTCATTGGCAGTTAATGTTAGGGTATTAACTCTATTTCCTCTAGCGATTCTAACAAAGTTAATGTCTTCTGCATCATTATCTTGGTCGGATTGAAAGTTATTTGCTACATCTTTTGTTAATGAATATTCCAAAGCGAAAGAAGGTAAGTGGCTTCCATTAGTTTCTGCAAACTTGTATGTGATAAATCCCCCTGTTGCAGCAACCGGATAAGTAATTGAATCAAAATGGGTATTTGGTGCGCTCTCAATTAGAACATTAATTGGAGGAACAATATGAACAGAAGGTGTGCTACCATCACCAACTGGATTTACTCTATGAATAAATGGCCCTTCATCTATATGTGAAGTAGCATTCGTTCCGTGAAAATATAATTTATGCGCCGCAGTTCCAGTGTGTCCATCTGCCGCCGGATGTTCGCTTGCGCTAGTAGAAGCGGCAGTTAATTCAGTACACTTTCCTAAAGCATAATAAAGCCATGTGACTTGATTACAAACCAATGCAAGATTACCTCCGCTAGCAGTTTCTATTCCTTTATATTGATGAGTAAAATTTCTTGAACCGCCCAAAGACAAGTTAAGTTGTTTCATTTCAACCTCTATATTAGGGAATGTAGCAGTTTCAATAAGTCCTAGCCAGTTATCAGCATGCAGTCTTGTTTTACCTGTTCCGTCATCATCCGAATCAGGAGCAGGACAGGGTGCGCCATATGCTCTTAAGATAAAAGTATCTTCAAGAATAACAACGGCTGAACTCGTAGCAGGGGTTATTGTAAAAGTATCATGGTCGTTAGTCGTAATAGTGTGAGAAGAAGTATATACGCCGTTATCGTACCAATCCAATGTGCAACCAACATACATATCGGGAACCAATTGAAATTGAGCCAAATCTGCTTGTAAAAATTGAATTTGAGTTGTACTAACTGTCGCCGGTTTGAACGGAAAGTCCAATTCCGGTACTAAAGTCATTGATGCGCCGCTACCTAAAAATATACTACTGTTTTCTACTGCCATAATTCTTCTCTCCTTTCCTTTTACATACTTACTAAGGGAGTGCTAATGCGAATCGTTTTGTCTCTACTGTTAATTTATAACCGAATAACCTCTTTGACCTATCGTTACTTTCGCTTCTTGAACCTACAAACACTTGATTAAACTTAGAACCATCACTTGCAGTATATCCAGTACGACCTCGCTCAAGCGTATGACGGGCTATCAAGTATAAAGCCTTTAGCCTATCCTTTCCAAAAGCGGCATCCGTACCTGCTCTTTCATCATGTATAGTTCTCATGTGCATTGTAAATGAATAAGTTTCATTTCTTACATCAAAATTAGTGGTGGGATATTCTATGTTTTGAGAGTCTTCAAAGAAGATTATAACATCTTTAGCCGTCAAGTCATATCTAACTCCTTTGTTCTTTTGTAATGTTCTAACATCAACAAAATTAGGAGTTCCTGCATGGTCGGCACTAATAGTTCC